GTCGTTTGAGAAAGAGATTCTCCAACATGTTTAATGACATGCTGAAGACTCAATTAATTCTTAAGAACATCATTACCCCAGAAGATTGGGAGAGAATGAGTGAGCATATTCAGTATGATTTCCTTTATGATAACCATTTCTCAGAACTTAAAGAAACTGAATTGATGAATGAGAGACTTGCTCTCCTTCAAACTGCAGAACCTTATGTTGGAAAATATTACTCTCAAGATTATGTCCGTCGCAATATTCTCCGTCAAACTGATGTAGAGATTCTTGAGCAGGATAAACTGATTGATAAAGAAATCAAAGCAGGGATTATTCCTGATCCAGCAACAATTGACCCAGCAACTGGATTGCCATTTGCACCAGAGGGTGCTGGTGGAGATTTAGGTGCTCCAGTAATGGAACCTGAAGCAGATGGATCTGCAACAGAAGCTCCAGAACTTCCCAAGGGTGGGGAGATATAAATAAAAACGATCATTTAGTATATACACAATGGATGAACTAATGGATATGATGGTGAGTGATGAGTCTCCATCTAAAATCAGCGATACTATCAAAGATATGCTGTATTCAAAGACAGCAGAAAGAGTTGATGCACTGCGTCCAGTGGTAGCAAATTCTTTGTTTGGTGATGATACCGAAATCGAAGATGAGATCGAAGGTGAAGATGACACAGAAATTGTCGATCAACTTGATGATGAAGTAGAAGAAGAGGAAGAGGAATAATATAAATAACTAGCAAATGAACTATTAGTAAAAAATAATGGCACTAAGAACTATTGGAGCGGGATCTTCTCTCGGATTGGCTGTTGGAGTAGCTAATACTTCCGCAGCGTTTACCGTGCAGAGTGACACTATTCGTGTTGTAGCACAAGGCAGTAATGTTTTTGTCAATATTGATGCAGAACCAGTTGATGTAGCATCCGGAGGAGCTAGTAGATCTAGTTTTCTAGTAAGCACTAGTGATCCGGAAGAGATTCGTCTTAACAAAGCATCTCAAAGAGTTGTTGGCATTACCACTGGCACTAGCACGATCCTTACCTGCCCCGAAGGAACTCAAATGCCATTTGGTGTTGGAGATAGAGTCACTCTTTCTTCAGCAAATCTTGCCGATTACACCACTGCAATTAGTCATGTTGAAGTAACCTCAGTTAATACCAGTGCTGGTGTTGGCGGTAACTTCCAAACTTCTATCACAGTTGATGCAAATACTGCAGGAATTCTTACCGCATTCCACAGTGCTGATTCAACTTTAAGAAGATCCGTTAAATTATCTGCATTAGCAGCAGATGGTGCTGGAGCAGTCTATTTTCAACAAGTACAAAGAAACTAAGGAAAGACATGAAACTAATTAGAGAAGAAATTGAATCCGTAGAGTTTCTTGTCGAACAGAAGAACGGCAAGAAATCAATGTACATTGAGGGTGTTTTCCTTCAAGGTAACATTAAAAACCGTAATGGTCGTATGTATCCTATGGAAACTCTCCGTAAGGAAGTTGGTAGATACAACGAAAACCATATCCAAGCTGGTAGAGCACTTGGTGAACTCGGTCACCCTGATGGTCCAACCGTCAATCTTGACAGAGTTTCCCATAAAATTGTCTCTTTAAAAGAGAGTGGTTCTAACTTTATTGGTAAGGCAAAACTTCTGAATACTCCTATGGGTAAAATCGCTTCTTCTCTAGTTGAGGAAGGCGTAAAACTCGGCGTTTCTTCTCGTGGTATTGGTTCACTTAAAATGACCCGTGAGGGGGTAAACATCGTTGGCGATGATTTTATGTTAGCAACTGCTGCTGATATTGTTGCCGATCCTTCTGCACCTGATGCTTTTGTTGAAGGTATTATGGAAGGAAAAGAATGGGTATGGGATGGTGGCATTCTTCGTGAGAAGTTCGCTCATAAAACATACAAACAGATCAACACGTTGGTCGATCAGAAAAAATTAGATGAAGAGAAATTGAATTTATTCAATGACTTTCTTAATAGCATCTAATTTTACACATTAAATATTTTAATTTATAAATAAATATAGATTTAGTAAAGGTAAATCGGAGAGTTCAAATGTCTCGTGGCAAAAAATTACAAGAAATGGAAGTAAAGACACAGCAATCCAAATCCGCTGTTAATGCTGGTGCGAAAGCTGCTGATCCTATGCCAACCATGGCAGATCCTGGCACTCAGTTAGGAAATGTCGAAGATCTTGGGGGTCCTACTCCTGAGAACTACAAACCAGATGATGATTCAGCAAAGCTGAAGACCCCTGGTGGCACCCTTAAGCAAGTTAAGGATGTTGTAACCAAAGGTGCAAAACCCGCAGAAGCAGCAAAAGGTATGGCAAAGGAAGAAGAAGAACTCTCACAAGAAGATACAATCGAAGAGGATCAAGAGATCGTCGATGAGATTGTAGACGAGGAAGTTGAAGAAACCGTAGAAGAGTATGATGTCGATGAAGATGTCAACGCTCTCCTTGGCGGCGAAGAACTTTCTGAAGAATTCAAAGAAAAGGCAAAAGTCATCTTTGAAGCAGCAATCAATGCTAAAGTTGCTACCATTAAAGAGGAACTAGAAGAAAAATATGTTGCTGCACTTGAAGAGCAACTTGCAGAAGAGAAAGAAGCACTCGCTGAGCGTGTTGATTCTTATCTGGAGTATGTTGCTGACGAGTGGTTCGCTGAGAACGCTCTCGTCGTAGAACATGGTCTCAAGACTGAGATGACCGAATCGTTCCTTGAAGGAATGAAGGGTCTATTTGAAGAACATTATGTATCAATCCCTGACGAAAAATATGATGTACTTGAGAGCATGGTAGAAAAACTTGATGAAATGGAAGAAAAACTCAACGAGCAGATTGAGAAGAACATTAGTCTGAACGGTCGCCTCTCTGAAGCAACCGCTGATGGCATTCTCGATAAAGTCTCTGAAGGTCTCGCAACGACCCAGAAGGAGAAACTCGCATCACTTTCCGAAAGTGTTGAGTTTGAAAGTGAAGAGCAATATCGTGAAAAGTTGGAGATGCTGAAGGAATCTTATTTCTCGGCACAGAAAACTTCGACTTCGACCAAAACAGAAACTCTTTCTGAAGGTGTAGATTCATCCCCCGAATTTGTTTCGGGATCCATGGATGCATACCTGAAGACTCTGAGTTCCTTTGGCAAATAATTGAATTTAACATTATTTCAAACGTAAACGTCACACTAAAAAGGTAAAGCAAATGTTCCAATCCGAACAGTTGCAGGAAAAGTGGGCACCTCTCCTCAATCATGAGGGTTGCGATCAGATCAAAGATCCCCATCGTAGAGCTGTTACTGCTGTCCTGCTTGAGAACCAAGAAAGATTTTTAAGAGAGCAATCCTCCTTCGAGCAAGGTGGTATGCTGTCTGAAACCCCAACCATGAGCACTGGCTCTGGCGCTAATGCAGGTTTCTCTGCTGACGCTACCGCTACCGGTCCTGTTGCAGGTTTCGACCCCGTTCTGATCTCTCTGATCAGACGCTCTATGCCTAACCTGGTCGCATATGACCTGGCTGGCGTACAACCAATGAACGGTCCTACTGGACTGATCTTCGCAATGCGCTCCCGCTATGGTACTAACCGTACTACTGGCGATGAGGCATTCTACAATGAGCCCGATTCGGCATTCTCCGGTCAGGATGCTCATAGAAACGAGACTGATGGATTTACCTCACCTCTCGCAGGTATGGGTACTACCACCCAGTCCGGCACTAACCCTGCAGTTCTGAACCCCGTCTCCACTGGTACTTCTACCTCCTATGACGTTGGTCAGGGTATGCGTACCGACGTTGCTGAAGGATTAGACGGAACTGGTCCTGACGGTGCTTTCGGTCAGATGAACTTCTCAATCGAGAAGGTCACTGTTACTGCAAAGTCCAGAGCACTGAAAGCTGAGTACAGTCTTGAACTGGCTCAAGACCTGAAGGCAATTCACGGTCTGAACGCTGAAGCAGAACTTGCTAACATTCTCTCCACTGAGATCCTCGCTGAGATCAACAGAGAAGTCATCAGAACCATCTACAAGGTTGCTGAGCAAGGTGCTGTTCAAAACACCGCTACTGCTGGTGTATTCGACCTTGACATCGACTCCAACGGTCGCTGGAGTGTTGAGAAGTTCAAGGGTCTCCTGTTCCAAATCGAGCGCGATGCAAACGCAATCGCACAAAGAACTCGTCGCGGAAAGGGCAACATCATCATGTGCTC